GAAATTTTGGAAAAAAATTCTTGAAAAAAATAAAGCCTAGAAAAATCTAGGCTTTTTTTTTAATCCGCTCCAATTTGCATAAGAACTAATTTATCTTTGATTCTTTCAGGAATTTCTCTGGGAAAAATTTTTGAAAGATATGGAGCGAAAAACTCACGCCAGAACTTTTTGCTTTTCCTTTTATTGGAAAGATGCTTATTAAAAAATCCCGTAGGCGTTCCACCCCTAACCTGTAAATGGTCAGAGTAAAGAACATACATAAGTTGGAGAATTTGAAATCTTGTGATTTCAACTTCATGTATTCCGTCCAAATGCTCAATGATAATCATTTCGCTTTTTGGTTCGTAAACTGTGGAAGTCATTTTTTTAATTTGTTGTTTAGGTTATCAAAAAATTCTTGTGGCTTTAACTCTGCTTTTACTCCGTCTAGCCATTTTTTAATGTGCCTAGATGTTGTTTGGCTATGCTTAACTTCCGTTTGTACGTAGTCCAGATTTTCAAGACGAGCCGCAACGACAGTCTCGTAACTCTGAAATAATATAAGGTTCGATTTTTTAAAGAAAATCTCGTATTGGTTCGCTCCAATACCTTGAACCTTAAAGTTCCTTGTCTCTAACATAATGAGAATAAAAAAAATTATCCCTAGTGACTAGCTAGGGATTTTTACATTAATGAACGACTTTTAAAGTTTCTAAAAATGGAGCTTCCTTCTTGCTTTTCAAGTCTGTAACTTTTCCAGCATAGTCAGCACTCCATCCTTCAAAACCTGAAATGTCGTAGAAGTGAACAGGCCAGAGAGCATTTTTTTTAAATTTAAAAAGATGCTTCCAGTCTTTAATAGTTCGTTTGACTATGATTGAGGCCATTTCCTCAATTGGAGTATCAGACGAACTATAGAAAGTAGAACCGCCAGAGATAAAAACTATCCCCAGAATCATCTGGGGATTTTTTTTCTTAGCCATTGCTTTCTATCTCTTTCTTGTAATACTCTTCGACTTCCGCAACTGTGCTTTTTATTTGATTTAAAAAAGCTTGTTTCGCTTCGGTTCTTGAGTACTTCAAACTGCCGATAGTTTCGATAAATGTTCCCTGTAAATGATTACCTGCAAATTTCATGATGACTTTATTATCAGTCTCACGATCAGTAAGACTGATTTCATCGTGATCTCCAGCATATCCAGAGAAACGAATTCTTAAATAATCACCTGTTGCAGTAGTAATGATTTGTTCGTGTTTGGTTTGTTGATCCATCACAATAAGAGAATGAGAGTTTACGTTTTTGTATTCCTAGTTAGAGCGACCTCTAGAGGCTTTTCGGCCTCTCTTGGTGTTCTGCTAGGTATATCTCAAACCTGATGACTAGTCAGATTTGAAGACCTGCTATAACTTATGAAGTTTTCGAGGTTCCTGTCCTGTAGGTAAATTTACCTATTGTGACAGTTGAGAATTGGAGTAGGTATTTTTACTCCATTGATTCTTACATATTTATTATAGCATATCTTTGTAGATTATGCTAGTGACAGACAGGGGTATAGTAGCAATTCTTTACATTTTTATGTATGGACGGGGGAACCTAAATATATATTGGAAACTAAGTTCTACGTGGGTATGCTAGATTATGATAAGTCTTGTTTAGATTCAACTTTTATTGACAGTTCAGGAGCTTGGATACTGACGTGCTCAACACTTTCACCTATAACTTTGCCGATAGAATCTAATACTTGAGCAGCAGTTTGTAATTGTCCCTTTCGTATAGCTTTTTCATAAAGTCTAAGTCTTGCTGCTTGAAGACGAGCCAACATGTGTTCTCTATCTTTTTGCCAATCCTCATCATTCCAAGAATTAACTTGTTTCCAATCATTCCAACCTGTAGCAACCGAAACACCTTCTTTACTTGCATGATCTAGAACAAGTTGCCTAGCTGGTAAACCTTCCAACTGTCTTTTATAAAGCCTTTGTTGTCTAGCCTCCACTACCATTCGAGGACTTTTATTTCCTACAGTTCGCCTAGCTGCTTTCTTTTCTGGTACGGGAGCAGCATCAAAGCTGTTTAAACATGAATCGGTCACAGACGCAACTCAAAATAACGGTATTAATAGGATAATAACCTTTTACAAGCGTTTTGGAGTAAGAATAGGGGGGTATCTATCAAAATCCTTTAAAACTAATAACGTATGGCTGTAAAAACCGCACCAGAAATAAATTTAAGATGGGCACAAGGCGAAGTATTTAACAGTGAAAAACGCTTCCGAGTATTAGTAGCAGGTCGAAGATTTGGCAAATCCTATTTAAGCTGTATCGAACTTCTTCGTGGAGCGATTAATAGTCCAGGAGAAACATTTTTTTATTGTGCTCCGACATATCGAATGGCAAAAGATATTGCATGGAAAGCATTAAAGAAGTTAGTGCCGAAAGTGTGGATACAGACCAAGAATGAGACAGATTTGAGACTAGATCTTGTTAATGGGTCAAGTATTGAGTTAAAGGGAACTGAAAACGCAATGGCATTGAGGGGTCGAAGTTTATCAGGTGTTGTATTGGATGAGGCTGCATTTATGGGAGCAGAAGTATGGTTTGAAGTTATAAGACCTGCGTTAGCAGATAAGCAAGGTTGGGCATTATTTATCAGTACTCCAGATGGAACTGCCAGTTGGTTTTATGACTTATGGTGTTATTGCAAAGAAGATCCTACAGAAGAGTGGAAAAGGTGGTGTTATACAACAATTGAAGGGGGAAACGTACCAAAAGATGAGGTTGAAGCAGCCAGAGCACAGCTAGACGAGCGTACATTTAGGCAAGAATTTGAAGCAAGTTTCGAGAATTTAACTGGATTAGTTGCAATTAGTTTTGGAGATGACAATATTTCAACGGTTGCAGAAGACATAAGTATTGCACCATTACTTTTAGGAGTTGATTTTAACGTAGATCCAATGTCAGGAATATGTGCAGTAAAGAAGGACGATACGTTATATGTTTTCGATGAAATAATTATGACAGGAGGGGCTACAACGTGGGATTTTGCTGAAGAGGTTACACGCCGTTACGGAATAGATAGAAGGGTTATAGCCTGTCCTGACCCTACTGGAGGAGCAAGGAAGACTGCTGGTGTTGGAGCGACAGATCACAGCATATTGCGAAGAAGTGGATTTAACGTATCTGCACCAAAAGCACCGTGGAAAATTCGAGATAAAATTACAGCAGTTAATACAGCATTATTTGATGCAAATAGTGTTAGAAGGACATTTATTCATCCAAAATGCAAGGAATTAATTAAATCATTAAGGACGCTAACTTATGCCCCCAACACAGGTCTACCGAATAAAAATCTTGGTGTTGATCACGCTTTTGATGCTTTCGGGTACTTATGTTTGCAACAATTTAATTTAGCCAAACCAGAAACCCTTGGACAGACAGGTTACAGGATCTATTGAGTCATTTAGACTGTTAGCAATGTTAAGTGTTTTAAAAGTTAGATGACATACTCTGTACCAGGGGCCATTCGTACAAATGTCGTTAGTCAAACCTATTTAGGTGGGGGTGATAATCCATTTTCTAAAACGAGAGCAGTTTTAGATATGACAAAAGCGTGGGAAATAATGAAAGCTGTTACTTATGGAACTGAATATTTAAGGCAAAATTCTGAAGCATTTTTACCGTTAGAACCGAGGGAAGATTATGACGCATATTTATCAAGAGTTAACCGTTCTGTTTTTTCTCCTTACACGCAAAGATTAGTCAGAGCTGCAACAGGTTTAATTCTTCGTAAACCAATTACTGTTTTAGGCGATCCATATTGGACAGATGTATTTGTAAAGGATGTTGATGGTTGTGGATCGGATTTAGATGAATATGCAAGAAGATTATTAATTTGTGCTTTAACTTATGGACATAGCAATACTCTTGTTGATTTTCCTGCACCTACAGGAGCAAGAAGTCTTGCGGAAGAACGAGATCAGAATCGTAGACCGTACTGGATTGAAGTCGATCCAGCAAATATTTATGGCTGGAGGCTAGATCGAGAGGTTAATTATGGGAAATTGATACAGGTAAGAATTGCAGAACAGGCTGTTGTACCTGAAGGAAACTTTGGAGAGAAGGTTTTTGATCAAATCAGGGTGATTGAGCCTGGTCAATACAAGATTTATAGGAAAAAAGAGACAACAAAAGATATGTACACGCAAGATGAAAGCTTTGCAGGTAATTTTGACTCTCCTGCTGATGAAAAAGACTACGATTTAGTTGAATCAGGTGAATTTTCGTTAGGTGAAATACCTTTAGTAACTGTTTATGCAGGAAAAACAGACACGATGACAAGTAAACCACCGTTATTAGATATTGCTTATTTGAATTTGGCTCATTTTCAACGTCAAGCTGATCTAATTCATAGTTTGCACGTTGCTTCACAGCCTTTATTAGTAATGGAAGGTTGGGATGATCAAACGAAGGATATGGCTATAAGTGTTAACTATGCAATGGCAACTCAACCAGGAAATAAAGTTTATTATGTAGAGCCAGCCGCCAGTGCATTTGAAGCTCAAGCAGCAGAAATACAAGAATTGCAACTCCAAATGGCAACTTTAGGAATTAGTACACTTTCACAGCAAAAATTTGTTGCAGAATCAGCAGATGCAAGACGTTTAGACCGTGTAGATACAAATTCAATGCTTTCGATGGTTTCTTTAGATTTAGAACAAAAAATGCAGAAGGCATTTAATTTATCGGCTGATTATTTAGGTTTAGAGCCACCAGAAATTAAAATTAGTCGTGATTTTGATATTGATAGGCTAATCGGCCAAGATATAACAGCTTTAACCTCACTATTTGATCAACAAGTAATAGATAAGGAAGAATTTAGAGATATTTTAGTTCAGGGTGAGGTTTTACCTAACGCAAACGAAGCTGAAAACAATTAATAGACTAGAATAATAAGGAAATACTATTTTTACCATGCCTTCTGTAGAGTTAGTAGACGGAAAATGGGTTTCCGTATCAGGTGTTCGGGCAACTGATTTAGATGCTGGAAAAGTTGTATCTACACCAGAAACAACACCAGCACCAGCTCCCGTGGCAACCCCAAAAGTAACAAAAACTCCTACTCCTAAAAAAACTGACGCTTAATTATGGAAGAAAAAGTCATCCAGCCTGAGTCTGTGGCTCCTGCTGAACAGCCTGTGGCTGAGACTCCAATCCCTCAAGCACCTAACCTTGACAGTGTTAAGGCTGAATATGAATCTAAAATTTCTGCATTACAGAAGGAATTAGATCAAACAAAACAAAAATACTCAACTCGTTTAGATGAAACGAAAGAGTTATTAGACGGTGTTTACAAAAAACAAGATGAAAAAAGAAAACAAGAGTTACAAGACCAAGGGCAATGGAAAGATCTCTGGGAAGAAGCCAACAAAACCGCCCAAGAAAAAGATCAACAAATAAATAGTTTAAATCAGGAATTAAAGCAATTAAAAAGCTCTAATGAGACTGCAAACATTAAAACTTCGGCACTTTCAGCTATCAGCAATTCTGGTGCTGTAAATGCAGAACAAATGTTATCTCTTCTGCAAGATAAACTTAAAAAGAACGAGACAGGAGAAGTTGTTGTACTTAATGGAGGTGTTGAACAAGATTTAGGATCTTATATAGGGAACCTAAAAAATCCTGGTAGTGGATGGGAACACCACTTCAAACCTAGCTCTGCTGCTGGCATGGGTGCTAAACCAACTCCCACATCAAATGTCTCTCCAGGTATGCTTAATCCGTGGAAAGAAGGTAGTATTAACCTAACAAGGCAAATGATCCTTGAAAGTTCCGAACCTGATCTTGCTGCTGTGCTCAAGAAAGAGGCAGGAACTTCCACATAGTTAACTTCTGTGGAGTTAACAGCCGTGTCTGTGACATGGATTCCGCAAATTTAATCCCCACGAATTGAAATGGCAGCCCCGTTTCAGAATTACTCTGGCGGTGTCCTGTTAGCGGACATCGTAAAAAGAAATAATTTGTCTCGCTATGTGCAAGAGGCAATTAAAGAACGCAGTCTTTTTGTAAAAAGTGGAGCAGTTGTAAGAAACAGCTTCCTTGATTCAAGAGAAGGCGGTACACGTATCCAAGTTCCTGAGTTTAATCCTCTCGCACCAACAGAAGAGGTAATGAACGGAACCGCTACTTGGGGAACCTCAAGTGCTGGTTACTTAACACCTCAGAAAATTGGTACAGCAACCCAGATTGCAACAATCATCCACAGAGGTTTCGCATACGCTGTGGACGACCTTGCAACATTGGCTGCTGGTGAAGATCCAATGAACGCAATCCGCAATCAACTTGCAGATGCGATCAACAAACTAAATAGCCAAAGATTGTTCTATCAATTACATGGTTTATTTGGTACAGCTCTTAGTTCTAATGCTTCTGACCTAGCTAAAGCTGCTAGTTCTGGTGCTGGTGAAGCTAACTATTTGACTGCTTCAAACGTAGCAACAGCTAGAGCGTTACTTGGAGAGCGTGGCGATGAGCTAGATACTCTTATTGTTCACCCAAATGTTGGTTTCTATCTCTATCAGGTAGGACTATTAACCTTCTCAACTTCTTCACTAACTTCTGGTGGAGCTGTTACTTGGGGTGGTGGTGGAGTTGGCGTTAATGCTAGAAGCATTGGTCAATTCGCTGGCATGAACGTCATCATGGATTCTCAGGTTAACGCTGTTCAACCTGGAACTTCTGGTCATATCAAGGAGTACTACTGCTACTTGGTTAAGTCTGGAACAATCATGGAAGGTGTTCAGCAAGACCTCAGAATTGAAGCTGATAGAAACGTATTATCCAAGCAGGATGTACTTTCTGTTGACTACCACACTGCGTATCACGTTATGGGTACTAAGTGGGGTAATGCTGCTGATAACCCAACCAATAGTGTTCTTGGTAACAAGGACAACTGGACTGCGACTTATGATGCAGACCTAATTCCTATGGTTCAGTTAACAGTTAACACACCACTAGACACATCAACACTTTGATCTAGTATCAAATTGGGAAGTGAAAAACCCTCATCATTTATTTGGTGGGGGTTTTTTATGACGCTAGAATAAAAACAATGTTTGGTAAATAAACGTGGCCGCTACTATCTCAGCCACTTTGAAAGGTGAAAGTTCTAATAGTTATGTCACTTTGGCAGAAGCTAATAGTTACTTTGAAACTTCTCCTGATGATTCAACGTGGACAAATAAAACAGACGATCAAAAAAATCGGGCATTAATCTCTGCTTGTCGTTGGATCGATAGCCTTAATTTTTACGGTGATAGATGTGATGAATCGCAAGCATTGAAATGGCCTAGAAATAATTTTCAAGTTGATGATGTTGAGCTTGATTGCAGTTCAATTCCTGCAAAAATCAAGTATGCACAGTATGAATTAGCGAGAGCGTTAGCTAATGACACAGATGCGATGACAGGCAATACAGGAACAGAAGGTGTTGCAAAAGAAGTCGAATTAGGTGAATTAAAGGTTAAATATAACGAAGCTAGTCTTGCTACTGGCAATGTGAACAATGTTTTTGACGTTTATCCTTGGCTCCAGTCCTATCTTGGTGCTTATTGTCTTGGTGGAGCTGGCGGCTATCAAGTTCGGGTGGTAAGAGGTTAATTATGGCAAAAATTGATGATGTATTTGGAAACGTACCAGCAAGCATACTAAGTACCTGGGGCCAAGATTTTACTTACATAAAAACCACAACACCAAAGACCTATAACCCCACAACTGGTGCTGTTACTGGATCGGACACAAATGTAACGGTAAAAGGAGTAATTACAACAATAAACTCCAACGAAGATGAAGGTTTGTATCAGTCAACAGACCTAAAAATAGTTATTGGAGCAAATGAATTAGGTGATTATTACCCAACAGAGGCAGATCGTGTTCAATATCCACAAGCAGGAGCTACTAGAGAAGGAAAAATAATAAACATCAACACAGCAAGAGGGGACAAACCAATATTCCACACCCTCATAGTGAGGCCACAATAATGGCTAGAGACGTAAAATTTTTAACAGCAGACATCAGAAAAGCAGTATCTAAAGGAGGTCAAATTGCTTCTGTAAAAATATCTAATTCCTTATCCTCCGCAGGACCAATCTGGACAGGTAGGTTTTCTTCTGCTTGGCACTCTATACCAGGTGAAAAGTCTATAAAAGGAGGTGCTAGACAGCAAAGAGGAACTAAATACAGGTACAGTCCATCTGATGTAAAAACAAAAATAGTTCCAAAAATAGCTACAAAGAAAGGATCTAC